AATACATCAAAAACAACGGCAATGATATTGGCGGCGGCTGACGCACAAAAGAAAGGTCATTTACCTGTTCTTATTATTACTGAGAAAAAATGGTCTTGGGAACATGCAATTGAATTAGGGTTACAAGCGGAGAAAAACGAAATTGGTGAGTATGATGGTATGTTCATTTTTAATGATTCGTTTGATGTGATTGAACAAGCAACAGAATTCATTAATAATATTCTTGATTCCCAAGAAAAGGGGGATATACCTTATAACTTATTGTTTTTATGGGATAGTATTGGTAGCGTGCCTTGTCAGATGACTTTTGATGGAAAAGGTGGTGGGATGCACAATGCAAAAGTGTTAGCGGATAAGATCGGTATGGGGATCCATTCGAGGATCTCAAAATCCAAAAAAGAAGAGTATCCATATTACAACACTTTGGTTATTTTAAATCAGCCATGGGTGTTACTTCCTGACAATCCATTTGGTCAACCTGAAATAAAGGCCAAAGGTGGTGAAGCGGTATGGTTGGCATCATCATTAGTATTCTTGTTTGGTAATCAGAAAAAGGCGGGTATTAGTCACATTGATGCGACTAAGAATGGTAGAAAAGTATCGTTCGCAATTAGAACAAAAATTTCTATATTAAAGAATCACGTTAATGGTCTTGGGTATAAAGATGGTAAGATAATTGCAGTACCACAAGGTTATATTGCAGACACAAAAGAATCTTTGGATAACTATAAGAAAGAATATTCAGATTATTGGGAAACAAAGTTAGGTTATTCAGATTATTCTTTGGACGAATCTGATGATGATATTGACGAATAATTTAAAAAATACAAATGATTAAAACTCTTGTTATTGACGGCAACAATCTACTGAAGATTGGGGTTTGTGGGGTCAAAGATTTTTATAATAACGGAGAACATGTTGGTGGGATTTGGCATTTCTTAAACACAACCAGAAGATTTTTGGATGAAGGAAATTACAACAAGGTTGTGGTTTGTTGGGATAGTGAAAGTAACTCAACACAACGAAGATTATTTTATCCTAATTATAAACTTAACCGAAGACAAGCAAATACCGAAGAACAAGTAAATTCATTCTCATATCAAAAGACAAGAGTAAAACAATACCTTGAAGAGATGTTTATAAGGCATATTGAAATTGATGATTGTGAGGCCGACGATATTATTGCATACTATTGTAAAATATCTAAAGACGAACACAAAACTATATTCTCAAGTGATAGAGACCTTACACAGCTTATCTCTGAAGATGTGAGTATCTATTCGCCAAGCACTAAAAAACATTATAAGAATGGAGATATGATTAAAATGTATGATGTTGAGATACCACACTATAACGTTAAGACTTGGAAAATATTATCTGGTGATAAGTCAGACAACATTAATGGAATTTATTATTTGGGAGAAAAAACATTAGTTAAGTTATTTCCTGAGTTACTTGACAAAGAGGTAAATATCGACGATATTTTAACAAAAGGAGAATTACTCTTAAAAGAAGATAAAGACAATCAATCTTTAAAAAACTTATTAAGTGGTAGAACTAAAGATGGTATTTTTGGTGATGAGTATTACAAGATAAATAAAAAACTTGTGGATTTATCGGAACCACTAATAAGTGAAGAAGGGAAAGAATTAGTTGAATCTTATTATTCCGAGTCGATGGATCCCGACGGAAGAGGACATAGAAATCTAATTAGATTTATGATGAATGACGGGTTTTTTAAATACCTACCAAAGGGTGACGACGCTTGGGTTAGTTTTTTAAAACCATTCTTAAAGTTAACAAGAAAAGAAAAAACAAATTTTAAAAACAAAAAAAAATAAAAAACAAATGAAGGAACAAGATATAACAAAAGTAGAGTTTTTGTTAATGTGTAATGACAACATTGTTGTCCAAAGATTTTTTAACGTGAGAGGTTTTAATAGAAACGCTTACAAATCTGAAGAACTTTATGACCATGTTAGTCGTCTGTGTCGAGAGTTAACATACGACTTAAAAATGAGGTCTGTTGTTTATATGTTAGAAAATCGATATGAAATTTTAGAAAATTCAGAACTACTAAATACATCCATTACCAATGGACCTGAAAATTTTAATTTAATTCTTAAGGTTGGAGACATGACAATTTGTCATAGGCAGTTTGACGCAAAACCATACCCCCCAAAGGTCAGATATACCGTAGACCTACGCCCAAAGTTAAAAACGATCATGTCGGACTTTACTGACATTTTTTCAGGCCAAAAATTTAATTATTTTTATCCAGAATTAATCAAAAACTAGGAGTATTTATCTTTACAAACGAAAGGAAAAAAAGTATGGCGACGGGCAAAAATTTTGAATATTTAGGTAACACATTTCAGTTACAACTACTAAATCAAATTATATTAGATAAGGATTTTTCACATTCAATAATTGATGTAATAGAGAACAACTATTTTGAAAACAAATATTTCAAAATAATAATACAGATGATTAGAGAGTATTATGTTAAGTTTGATCACACACCATCTTTTGAGACACTTGAACAGGTTACAAAATCAGAACTACAACAAGAAATTGCATCAAAAATAGTTCTTGACACTATTAAGAAGATTAAAGACGCACCTATCGATGGTGTGGGGTTTGTCCAAGAAAAGGCGTTAAAGTTTTGTAAACAACAGGAACTTCAAAAGGTAATGGGTAAGGCTCAAAAGATTATTGACGGAGGTGAGTTTGAGAATTACGACACTCTTGAAGAGTTAGTTAGGGAGGCATTACAAGTTGGAGCAAAAGACACATCAATGTTGAATGTATTCTCAAATCTTGAACAAGTTCTTGATGAAGACTATAGACACCCAATTCCAATGGGAATACCAGGTATTGACAGACTATTAAAAGGTGGTTTAGCGAGAGGTGAAATTGGGGTTATTTTAGCACCAACAGGTGTAGGTAAGTCTACAATTTTAACTAAGATTGCGAACCACGCATTTAACTTAGGTAATAACGTTCTCCAAGTGTTCTTTGAGGATAATTCAAAAATAATACAGAGAAAACACTTTACCTTGTGGACAAAAATCCACCCTGATGATTTGTCAGAGAGAAAAGAAGAAGTGATGACTAAAGTTAAAGAGATTGAGGATAGTATGTTAAACAAACTAATCATGAAAAAATTACCATCGGACACAGTAACGATGTTACAATTAAAAAATCAAATTAGAAAAATGATTGCTGATGGGGTTAAGGTTGATATGGTTGTTTTAGATTACATTGATTGTGTTGTTCCTGATAAGAATTTGGGTGACGAATGGAAAAGTGAAGGTTCGGTTATGAGGGGATTTGAGGCCATGTGTCACGAACTTAATTTAGTGGGATGGACAGCAACTCAAGGTAATAGACAATCTATTTCGTCTGAAGTAGTAACAACAGATCAAATGGGTGGATCGATTAAGAAAGCACAAGTTGGGCACGTTATTATAACTGTAGCCAAGACTCTACAACAAAAAGAGTTAAAGTTAGCAACAATAGCGATAACAAAATCAAGAATTGGTGATGATGGAGTTGTATTTGAGAATTGTAAATTTGATAACGCAATGATAGATATCGACACCGAAAGTTCTATGACATTTTTAGGAATGGAAGAACAAAAAGAAGAAAGAAATAAAAATAGAGTTAGAGAACTCTTATCTAAAAGAAAAGAAAAAGAAATTCAAACACAAAACAATTAACAAATAAATTTAAATAAAATGGATATTTCGCAAAAAATATTAAGTGACATTACTGTCTTTATGAAATACGCTAAGTTTCAACCCGAAAAAAATCGTAGAGAAACTTGGAAAGAGTTGGTGACTCGTAACAAAGAAATGCACCAAAAAAAATACCCTAAAATTACAAGTGAAATCGAAGAGGTGTATAAAATGGTATACGATAAAAAAGTATTACCATCAATGAGATCTTTACAGTTTGGTGGTAAATCAATTGAAATTTCACCAAACAGAGTTTACAACTGTGCTTATATGCCAATTGACCATGTTGACTCTTTTTCTGAAACAATGTTTTTACTTTTAGGTGGAACAGGAGTTGGTTATTCAGTTCAAAAACATCACGTTGAAAAATTACCCGATCTTAAAAAACCAAACAAAGAAAGAACAAGACGATACCTAATTGGTGACTCTATTGAAGGATGGGCAGACGCTATTAAAGTATTAATGGAATCTTATTTGGGATACAAATCGTCAACACCTATATTTGATTTTTCAGATATTAGACAAAAGGGGGCAATGCTTGTTACATCGGGAGGAAAGGCACCAGGACCACAACCATTGAAAGATTGTATTCATAATATCACAAAAGTTTTGGATAACAAAAAAGATGGTGAAAAATTAACACCAATTGAGACTCACGATATTGTATGTCATATTGCAGATGC